AGCCGTGCATGCGGCGCCAAGTACCAGAAGAGATCGCCATGCGGTCGAAGCCCGAGTCGGCGTCTGACGCTCTGTCATTGCGCGTCGCGACCTGGCTTGGGTCGTACCAGATGCACATACGGTTGACGTCGGACTCGTCGAAGCCGTTCGCACGGAGGTAAGGACGGAAGTATACGACGGTCAGCGCGTCTGCGATCAGCAGCATCAGCGGCTCGATGTGAGCCTTGTACAGCGACTCGTCGATCTGCATCGCGTTGGAGTACTTGACGTTCGCGAGTCCTGTGACGATGTCCTTCGGAACGTCGAGTCCCTGGAGGATACGCTCGAGCACGCGGTCGGCGCGCTGAGCAAGAGCTGGGTCGAACGAGCGCTCGAACTTGAACTGCTTGATCTTGTCTCCAAGCTCGGCGGGACCTCGGATGATCAAAGGCACAACGGCTGACGCTGAGTCCTCGTCCTTGATCGGCGTCGTCATCGCGTCGATGAGCTGATCCTCGAACTCGTCGGCCGACTCTTCAGGCGTGTAGTTCGGGTCCATGTCCGTACCTTCGTCGTACGGGTAGTCTGGGTCTGGATTCGCTGCTACGCTCAGACCGTCTGGCAGGTAAAGGGCACCAGCGTTCAAGCGGGAACGCGCCGTCGCACGGAACGTGCGGTTGAGCAGCAGCAGCTCAGCGCAGAGGTCCAGGAGGCCGCGCAACGACGAGTCTGCCTCGTCGCTGTATCGCGGGTGCGATCGCCAGATGCGGCCGACGAAAGCCGAGCCGCCAAGCTTTGTAAGTCCGCTAGCGCCAGCGGAGCGAGAAGTCTGTGTGCTGCTTCCTGTAGCAAGCTCGCGTCGCGATGCGACGGTGTAGTTGCCCTTGGTGTCCATCAACAGCTCGTCTACGGAGCGCACGTCCCAGGACTCTGGAACTCCAGTGCCGATGCGCTCTGGCATCTGCACGAGATAGCACTCGCCTGCGACGCTGAGGTTCAGCGCGGCGTCGCGGAGCAGACCTGCCTGGCCGCCGTACGCCGAGTCAAGACGAGCAAGAGCTCGTTCTGCGGCTGCGCCGAGGCGCTGGTCGATCTTGTCCGAGTCACGGACAGAGACCGGAGATTCTGCTGGATTATGAACGACAGCGGCGTAAAGACGGATACGAGACACGACGGACGCGACAAGGTTGAACGCGTACTTGATCTCACCGATGGCGTCGTAGTATTCCCACGCCTCGGACTGCCACTGGCTCGAGCCGGCTGCCCGGCGAGACTTGAAACGATCTGCTTCTCCGCGGTCGCCGACCTTCATCTGCGCGGCGGCTGCGGTCATTGAACGCGGCGTGTTGAACGCGGCGGACTGGGCCTGAGACCCGAACGACACTGGAACTAGACCGCCGGTTCGCGGCTTGATCGACTCTTCGCGGCGGAAGACGCCCACATTTGCTCCTTAGTCGTTGTTTGTCTGGTTAGAACGGAACGGTCTTATGGTCGATCGCAATCTTTGCGATTGATCAAAGTCGTGCGGTTATGGCACCTGCAACCAGCGAGGCGGCGAGAACCGACGCCACGACGATCACAAGCGTTGTACTAATAATACTCATAAGAACGAGCGCTGATGACGCCCACATGCTGGTGCACCAGTCGCAGGTGAGAACGTAGCCGATCTTCGACGACTCGGGCGGCCACTTCTTCCAGACCCTGTCACGGAGGGGTGACAGGATCTGGTCGGTCGTGATCAGGCGGGTCAGCCGTGCCGTGGCCAGGCAGATCACCACGAAGAGAAAGAAGTCTGGTGTCGTCATGTCTACTCCGTCGGGTCCTTGCTCGAGTGAATCGTGTTATAGGGGCTCCACGACCGGAGCCGAGAACCGCAACCGCAGTTGTCGTCCTTCGAGATCGCGAGGACCTTGCCCGAGACCGTCGTGACGCTAGAGGGTTCTTTCTTCGTGCCGATGACGTGCGACTCGTGCTTCTCTCGGAAGATCAGCATCGGGCCTCCGGGCGCGTCGGCGGCGATCAAGACGAGCGAGTCCGTGACGACGACCCGAGTCCGTGAGACCGTCCGCGGCTCGGCGCCCTCCGCCGTGACCGTGACGATCGCGGGAAAGACATCAAGCAGAACTCGGGCCTGGTTGGGAGTCACCGGCCAAGCCTCCGGGCCATCGCTCGATAGGTGACGCTCGCTGCCTCGGCAAGTTCTCTGACGGGAGCTCCTCTGTCATAGAGCTTCTTTACCAGCTCGGTGAGCTCGTCGTTTGCGACACCGAGCGGCCCGAGCCTCGGAGTTCCTGCTCGGTAGCGGCGGGCCAGCGGAGCTAGCTCGGAGATCCGGGCCCGCTCTTCTGCTGAGATGACGGAAGATGACGGATCTACCTGACGGTAGTCTCGTGTCGGTGCGGGCGGGCGGTGGGTCGAGGTGAAACTTTCCGCCGTATCTATGGTTGAAGAAGAGGAAGCGGAAGAGGAGGACGTGAGGGAAGAAGGAGAGGAAGGAGGGACGGGAAGAGGGAGATCAGGAGAGGGAGAGAGAACGGTGAGCCAGGAGCGGATCGAGGTCCGGGCCTTGGGCGGGTCAAAGGCCTCGGCAAGAGAGGAGAGCGACCAGCCGGCTCTGTACAGGTCGCGCACGCGGGCACGCTGGTCCATACGCGGGAGCGAGCGGAGGAACCTCACCTCATCTTTAGGAAGCTCTGCTCTCCTCGCTGGGCGTCGTTCTCTCTGCATGACTCTTCATGGTATCACGAGACAATAGGGACGCCTGAACTTTTGTGTACAGAACGCGGATTTGTACACTAAGGTTGGCTCTTCGAGTGTCTTGTGTACGAACAGGAAGATTAGTACATTATGATAACTGATCTTGACCTGCAAGAACGGAGTCGTTAGTTTTGGGCCTCACTCGAAGTGTTTCGGGACTTTTTGTCCAAGCTCGAAGAACTTTTTTTCTCGAAGTAGAACTTTTTGTCTCGAAGTGACTTTTGTGAGCGTGTGAGCGAAAAGTTTGTGCGTGTGAGCGAAAAAGTTGAGCGTGTGAGCGACGAAGTCGTGTGTGAGAGAAAGATGTGTGATCAGAAGTTGTGAGCGTGAGCGTGCGTAGCGAAAAAGTTTGCGCGTGATGAGAATAGTTGCTACAGAGTTCGAGCAGTGACTACTTGAGCGAAAAAGTTGCTACAGAGTGAGAATAGTTGCTACTGAGCGAGAGTAGTTGCTACGTGAGCGAAAAAGTACTTGTATAGTCGTCGTGTGACGCGTGTAGCAGAAAAGTTGCTACGCGTGGAGAATGGTTGCTACGCGAGCGAAAAAGTTGCTACAAGGCTCGAATAGTCGCTACTCGGTGTGAATAGTTGCTACGCGGTCAGCGTAGATCTATAGATTGACGTTGACGTTGATGTCGCCATCGAAGAGTTTCGCGAAGGTGGCCGCATCCATCAGGCCGTCACCCGCAATACCGCAGGCCTGCTGAAACTGAGCGACGGCAGAGCGCGTGAGGTCGCCGTACCAGCCGTCCTTGTCGTCCAACGCGACCGTATGTCCCAGTTCCGCAAGGCGTCGCTGGACATGGTGAACCGTAAGCGACTTGCGCTGAAACTGGTTCTTGAACACGCACTTCCCGAGAATCACCTCGTCTACAGCCGCACCGCTGACCGCGTGTGGAGCGCGAGCCGCAGGGCGTGGCTTTGTGGTCACCTTGTCAGCCGGCTTCGGCTTTGGTTCTTCCTTCACGACTGGTGCGTCAACCTGCTCCGCAGGGGCGTCAACCTTTTCAACTGGTGCGTCCACCTTCTCAACAGGTGCGTCCGCATTCGTGGTCTCGAGATCTTTTGTTTCGTCGGTCATTGCTACTCCGTTCTAATGTCTGTACAACTGTATCAGCGTGGTCCGAACACACGCGGGCCCTTGCTCTGACCGCTGCGGAAGTTCGGTAGGCGTCGACCCGCAAAGGACTTCGCCGTGATCCGCCCGCCGAGAAAGCCCTCAGGTGGTTTGATCAACAAGGCGGTCAGCGCGTGCACGAGTGCGTCCACTCTGTCGGGGGACTTTCCTTCGCCAGGAATCCACGCGCACATCTGTGACTCAAGATCTGTCAGGTAGTTCAAATGATGAACTCTGTTTTGCTCGTAGGCCAGCGTGATCGGCTCGGCGCGCAGAGCCTTGCCGAACTTCGAATGAACCTCGAGAACCTTCACCGTAGGATCAATCGTCTGGATCGCGTTGCGCACCAGCGCGCCGCCTTGATTCACCTCAGCAACGACAGGGCAACCCCACTTGCGCGCCATCGCGACTACCGCATTGGCCCACCTGTCTGGAGCGCCGTGAACGGTCGCGTCTTCAAGAACCCACGCGTGACGCTTATAGAGATCTCTGTCGCCGGTAGAAGCGCAGACGACGATCCCGCATTCGTCCTTCGGGTTCTCCGCGACGGACGGGTCAACCCCGACGATGCGAAGCGGTGCTGCGAGAGGAATGGTTGTCTGGCGTGAGCGCTCAATGAGATCGAGCACCCACAGCGCTCCCTCGACATCAGACAGCATCTCGCCATAGAGTTCCTGCGCCGCCAAGCGAGTACCCGCATACACGCCGGTAATCGCTTCAAGATACGTGTCAGACAGGTTTCCTGCGTTGTCCATCGTCGACCCACGACTGATGACGACGCGACCTGTGCGATCAGCCTCCGCAAGGAGATTATAGAGAACAGGGACGCGCTTTGGCGTCGTGGTCGCGAGGATCTGTGGTGCGCTCCCGAGTCGGGTGCCGACGCGAAGGTTGTCCCATGATGTCATACCCGCAGCGTCTGGCGTCTGTCGCCACGCGGCGATCTCGTCGGCCCAGGCGTAGTGGAACTGCGGACCGCGAAGTCCGTCTGGTTCATCAGCGGTGAAGCATGTCGCGGTGTTGCCGTTCGGCCAGGTGAGTCGTCGTTTTGATGGTTCGTAGAGCGGGCGTTCGCTCGGAGGCGATACGTTGATGATCCCGGATTCTCCTTCAACGATGACGTCGCGAACGTCAGCCGCAGTTCTTGCGACCAATGCGAAGCGCAACTTTCCTTTCGTCGTGTCCTTGGCCTTCTCGCGGATCCACTCGGCGGCGCTTCTTGTCTTACCCGCACCGCGGCCGGCCATGTAGAGCCAGATCGCCCAGTCGTCGCCCGGCGGTGGCTGCTGCTCGGGTCGTGCCCAGGCTTTCCAGTCCCACACGAGTTGATCCATGTCGACGCCCGCGAGCACCGCAGATCTCTCCTCGTCGCTCATGAGCGCAAGTTTCTCCATCAGACTCTTGGCCATGAATCAATTGTAACTCAACTTCAGTCTTGCGGGAGTGTGATCTCCTGTGAGGGACGGATGTCGGTGCCGTACTGCGCGACCAACTTGTCGGTCGCCTTCTGCACGTCGCCCTTGCAGTACGTCTCGGCGATGCGCCACAGCGTGTCGCCCTCCGCAACGATGACGCTCTTGTTCTCGCAGTGCATTCGGCCGGCGTCGATCCACCAGCCAAGCGCAACGCCTGCTGCTGCTGCCGCAATCGCGATGATTACTCTCTTCATTTGGTTTCTCCTTTGCTCGGGTTCTCCGCCCTCACAATCCATCGCGTCAGCGATGAACTCTGAGGACGGGCCCTCTTGCGAGGGCCGCGTCCCGATGACCGGTCGTCAGACCGCGTAAGCGATCTCGTATCCGCGGTCGATCTTCGAGTTGACCTTCTCGTACGCCGCTGCGAGTGCGCGCTGTGACGTGCTGAAGACCTGCGTGCTGGTTTGACGCTGAGTCTTTTCGGCCATTCCCCACGAGCAGATCAGCGTGTTGTTGGTGACGATGACCTCGTACACCTTCTTCTTGCCGCTCTGACCTCGGTTCATCGGGCCGATGTCCGATCCCTTCAGTAGTGCCCATTTCTTGTTCATTCCCTTGTCCTTTCGTCGTGGGGTTTCCCCCTGTATGTAATCCATTATAACAACTTTAGTTTCAGAGAAGAACCCAAGCGGGGCCAGGCCTGCCGCAGGGCGAACAGACGCGGGCCCGGGCCAGGAATCCCCCCAGCCCGGGACCGCGATCTTGTTAGAGGACCGGCTTCGCCTTGATGCCGTGCTCGCGAGCGAGATCGCGGACGCTCACCTCGACCGAGAATTGAAACTGAGCAAGGTGCTCGGCCAACTCGGCCAACTCTGCCTTCCGCTCTTCGATCTCGAACGTGAGGACGCTGATCCGCGACTGCACGCTCTCGAGAGTCTTGATGTGCTTGTTCTTGCTTGCCATGTCTTTATTCCCTTCTGGGCTTGCGCCCTGTTGATGATTCCATTATAACAACTTTAGTTCTTGCGCGGAGGCGACCGGCCGGCCCGCAAGGGACCGACCGGCCGATCCGGTTAGCGCTTGTAGAGGTAGGACGTGTAGGGGTCCCACTTCGCCTTGAGCGTCTCGAGCGAGTCCGCGTCGAGGATGTTGTAGCGAGCGCCGTTGAGCGCTGGCGCCTTCCACCCACCGGCCTTGTAGACGTCGCCTGTCGCGGCGTCGACGAAGCAGTGGACCGAGCGGCCGCCGTACTGGCCGACCTGCGCGATGCGGATGTACTTGCGACCGCCGGCGACCTCGTAGGTTTCCGGTGCCAAGTTCTTGAAGTGCTTGGCGTGGTGAGCGGCGTGCGCCTCGTTCATCCAGGCGACGAGCCGGGCGATTGCTTCCCGGACCTCCGCCTTTCTTTCTACCGTGGTGATCATTGCTGTTTCCCTTCTGTACCTGACCCCTTTGACCAGGTTACAATACCATTATAACAACTTTAGTTTCAAGATCCGGGCATGGCCAAGCCCGGGCTGGCGCCCGGGCCTGTCCGCTTGATCCGCGTCTTAGAGGCGACCCCAGACCCGGTTGTGCATCAGGGCGATCTCCATCGCCTGCTCCGGGCTGGTGCAGGTCATCTTGAACTGAATCGAGTCGCTCGAGTCACCAGTCGGGCTGGAGAACCAGAGTTCAACGATGTTGCCGTAGACCATGTAGCCACGGTACGCACCCTTGTTCATGCTCTCGAGCGAGAGCGCTTCGTCTGTCATTGCCATTGTGTGTCCTTGTCCTTTCGTGCCTGGCCCCTTTGACCAGGTACATGATCCATTATACTAACTTTAGTTTTTTGGATCAGGGACGTCTTCTGGTAGCCAACCGCCCTCAGGGTCTTTTCTTGGCATCAAGAATCCGCACTCGCAACGATAGCGGCCGTCATCACCGCGGGGGATCTCGCCAACGCATTGCCAGCACGTAACTTTCCTCCAGAGTTTCTTCGGCGATGACCGCGTGTACTCGGGATGTGTCTGGACGAAGTGAGTCATGTGTTCGGTGATCGTAGCGAACAACTCGCCGCAGGCCTGACAGTCGTACTTCAGTTTTGGTTTCGCCGGCTTTCGTTTTTGTTTCACAGGCGCCAATGCCCGAGCCCGCCATTCTCGTAGAGATACTTGGCGACCGCGATGTTGCAGGCCGGATCAAACAAGATGTCAAGTTGGCCCCAAGGCTGGCCGCAGATCCTCGCGGTGACTTTCTTCCAGGTCGAATTGATCTGTAGCAAGCCATAGTCCCGGGACTTGTCTCTGTTCAATGTGTCGTTGTAAGCAGTCGGCTGACAGCGTGACTCGCGCCAAGCGATGAACGAGAACACATCCGCAGGAAGTCCGGCGGCCTCGAAAGCGTCTTCCCACATCGGGCAGCGCTTTCGTTTCTCGATGCTTTGAGCCTCGACGTCTTCGGCCGGCACGATTGTGCTGGTAGTTGTGTCCAGCGGAACAGTAGTCTCAACCGCAGGCGGAATCGTGCTGAACGCGTCGGCACCGATCACTGTCACTGTCGTTGTCGTCGGCGACGAGACGAAGTTGAAGTCTCCGTTCGTCAAGACCGAGGCGACCCAGGTCAGTGAAACGATCAGCGCGCTTGAGATCGTCTGTCGGATGAAGAACATGATTGCTACTCTCCCGCCGAGAGTTGACCCGCGTCGGGTCGCTCGATGACCAACTTCTTCCCACGAGCGATCTTGTCCTCGAGGTCGTGCATTGTTCCCCAGACGGATGAGAGCAGATGGCCGTAGTTGTTGCCCCGCGTCGCGTAGGCTCGGTTCTTGAAGTTGTCGTACGTGATCTCTTCCATCTCGACGGCCATGTAGTTCTTGAACGTTTCGGCCGGCACGACCATGCGGTACGGATAGTCCGCGTCAGGTGTGTGCTCGATCTCGAGTTCAGTCAGAGTCTGAATCATCTCGAGAGACTTTTGATCTCGAGACCGGACAAGAACCTTGTCCTTTTCGACTCGGTGCCGAACTACACTTATGAATCCGTGTTGCGTGAATACCCACATGTCATTTTCTCCTTTTGTCGTTTTGTCGTTTCATTGAAGCACGGTGGTTGACGTGCTGATAACCCGCAAGGGTTACTCTGGAAGTTCAATGCCTTCCGGAAGATCTTCGATCCGCATTCCTTGAACCGAGACATTCTCGGCTCCGTACTCCTCGCGCATCGCACGCACGTAAGAGTGCTTGCCCTCGGCTCGGATGTAGCCGGTCATGACATTACCTTCTGCGTCTGTCACGACAACTTTGTAGACTTCATTGTCTGGCATGTTGCACCTCCTCAGGGCCTACTTAGATTATAACAGGTAGTTGGATCATTTTCGTGATGATCTACCGCCGCAAGGCTTTCCGGGGGGTTGAGCCCTGCGACGGTAGAGAACTTAGAACCCGAACTTCTTTCTGCACTCGGGTCCGAGTTGGAGTTCACGGCTGCGCTCGTCGGTGAGTTCCGCTCCGCAGCATCCGCAGCAGGAGTAGTGCTCGCCGAATCGCTTGGTCGCGGCGTACGGGTCTGCCTTGATGAGACCGACGGCCAACTTGACCTGCTCGGTCGTCATCTTCTTGCGGGTGAAGCCGCCGAATGATCCGAGCAACTGCCGCATGTAGAGAGTGCCCATGTACTCCTTGACTTGGATGAACACCAAGTCGCCGGTGAACGTGTGGTCGATGCCCGCGACGGTGAAGTCCGCGACGTTGAGTGCGTACCGCGACTTCGGGATCGTCGACAGCATCTCTTGCACCACCGGGTTTGCCTTCGGCTTCGCGGCGGGCTCGTACTTCTTGTACGGGCGCTTGAGCAGGAGGTCGATGAGGTTGCTGGCCCCGACCTTGTCGAAGTAACCGCGGTTGAGGCGGTCGAACCAGTCGGCGCGCTCGGTCTCGGTGACTTCCTTGTTCGCGATCAGAGACCGCAGGTAGTCGACCTGCTTCTGGGTCGCTGGGATGAGGTTGATGGTTGTCATTGCTGTCCTTTCAGGTTGGTAGTATCCATTATACCAACTTTAGTTTCCAGCGGGGGTTCTACCCCTTGGGAGTAAGGACAGCCAGGGTCAACCCGGCCAGACCCAGGCAGATCGCTGCCGTGGATCCTCCGGCCGCGGTAACGGCCACGACCACCGACGCTGCCGCCAGGATCGCCGCCGCTACCGCGGACCAGAGAAGGTTCTCAGGCATTCTTCTTGCGGGTGCGACCCTTGAGGCGGTCAGAAGCGTTGCGAATCGGTGTACCGCTCGCGACGATCAACTTACGGGCCTTGGAGTACGTGATGCCGTTCATGACGGCAATCTCGTACACGGTCTTCCCTGTGGTGTACAACTGGGCCGCGGCTTGCGGCGTCAGTTCTGGTTTTGGTGTATCGCTGATGTCCATTGCGTGTTTCTCCTGTTTTGTCGTTGAGCGCTCTGGATTCTCGGCTGGTTGATTCGCCAGCCAGTCACGCGATCGCGCCATGATCTCGCGTGCTTCGTTGAGCAGAATGTCACTTCCGCTCACGATCTTGTTCTTTCTGTCTCCGCATGATGTCGTTTATCGTGCTTTGAAGTCTTTCGTTTTCCTTCTCGAGTTCGGCTATCCGCCGCAACACGTACGACTGATGCCACTCGTCTTCGCGATTGATGGTCATTCGTCACGAGTGTTCTTCCACCAGAATGACTTTAGAAACAGGTTGAGTTGCTCTTTGTCGTCTTCCGGCCTCACGACTCCAAGAAGAGGCGCGGGACTCCAACGAACCCGCTCAACGAGACGCTCGAGATCGCGCTTGTTGTCGTCAAGAATCAGCATCTTGAAAGCCCAACCGCCGGCGAATAGCGAGACGACGATCAGCACTGTCCACAGTGCGAGTTCAACCGCAGGGCCTACTTCCATTCCAGCGTCTTGACCGGACACAACAATGTTGACTGCCGCCAGAACTACCGCTCCGACGAAGTATACACCGATCACGATCTTGTTCCGCAGCACGCGCTTCTCCAACTTTTTGATCTGGTGCATCGTGTATGCGGGGTTCTCATCTTTGAAGTCTGTCATGTTTTGTCCTTTGTCGTTAGATCCATTCTACCAACCGCGGATCAACTTTCGTGATCATCGGGGTAGATCTTCGGGTATTGCTATTATACTATTATACTGTCTTTAGTTTCTCGGCTAGGTCAGGGAATGACTTGAACATGTCCCACTTCTGCCAGAAGCGGAAGTCGGATAGATCTACTCCGTGCTCGCGCTCGGTGTCGAGCACAAGTTTACGAATGACCGAGATCTTGGCAAAGTCGTCAGGGTAGACGCCTTGGTGGTCCTTCGGATTGTAGAACGCCGACTTTGACTCAGGAAGCCGCATGCCGGCGAAGACCGCGTTTTCTACCGGGATCCAATTGTTATTCCCGTTGTCGTAACCGTATGCGAGCATGATCGTCGCGGCGACCGCGTTCACTGGCTTTAGTTGTCTGCCAGCTCGGACGTACATCTCAAGATTCCTGTACTCCATCGGCTTTGAGTAGATCCACAGACAGTCCTTCAACGCCAGCCGCACTCGAGATCCCGGCGGACCAAGTTTCGTCATGAGGATGACCTCGGCGGCTGGGTCTTCGTAGTCGAAGTCGTCGATCTGGTGCTTGGGTGTAACTAAGACGGCCCGCATTAGAAGATCTGGAATCCGCCGCAGTGTCGCAAGAACTGGGCGAACTCGTCGACGTTTGAGACATCGAACGGATAGTTCGACATGAAGTTCTCCCGTGATCCGTGGCCGTCGCAGCCGTTGCACCAGCCGAACTCACGTCCGTACAGGCTCGCTTGCTCGGGCGTCAACTTCTTGTCGTGGTAGCCGTACTGGATACCGACCTCGTCTCTGCGGATTCCGGTCTCGTCACACAGCGAGCATGCTTCGCGCGGAAGGCTGCCCAGGTGTTCGCGGTACGCAGTCTCGTACTCTTTCGTGTGGCCCGAGCGGATCGCCTCTTCGAGTGCGTCCGCGAGACGGATTGAGTCCTCTGCGTCAAGTCCATCGC